GGTACATCTTGTTTGCACTGACTACTGCGCCTGATGGAATGCTTGTATCAATCCATAGGTCGCCAACAGTGAATGATGTTAGCGGGGATGGAGGAGACGTCGGCTGAGTTGACTGCTGATAAACCTTTGTCTTCAGGTTTACCTGAGACTGAAGTCCAGTTGTTATCTGAGTCTGAGAGCTGTCAGCATCGACGCGAGCCATTCTCTCTTCGCCAATGATTCCTGAGATGTTGCTGAGAGTCAGCCCAGAAGCTGTTGACTGCCCAGTGAGCGTCGTTGAAAGAAGCTCTCGCGCCGTGACTTCGCTGCTATCTGCGTTAGTGCGAGCAGTGCGCTCACTGCCGATCAGTCCGCCAACCGTTGAAAGCGTGACGCCAGTAGGGTCTGTGACCCCGATGACTGACGTCGAAAGCAGCTGCCTTGCTGTGGCTTCAGCAGAGTCAGCAGCGGCTCTCGCAACGGCCTCTTCAAGGATGGCCGCTTGTGACGCGGCAGGCGCATTGCGGCCAATCGAGATCCAGTCGATGTCGAACGTATCTGAGCTGGTTCCAAGAAGAAGCTGGATGTTGAGGATCGTGCCGCCAGTCCAGTCAGCAATGCCGTCAACATCGAAGTCGACGATCGTTGTCGCGCCTACACCGATACCCGGATCTGCAATCGTCTTCTCGTATGACGCAGAGAATCCGTGGCCTGACGTCTTCCATCGCAGCTTGCCGACCCAGCCAGTGCCGGCAACTCGCTTGAAACGCACCTTCACGATGCGATACGAAGCGCCACTGAAGCCGGGGCTGAAGTCTGCAGACAGGCTGATTGAAGGATCAGAGCCTGTCGGAGTAAGCGTGATGTAACCGTTACCAACAGACAGCGTGCAGTTCGAGCCTGCCCAGCCATCGACAGAGCTGTCGAAGTGGAATGTGTCGTACGGATCAAAGCCGCCAGACACGCCGGCAGTCAGCAGCGAGATCTGCTGAGCAAGGGCGGAGTCCTGAGAGGATCTGGCCTGCCGCTCTTGGAAGATCAGTCCCGTGGTGAGCTGACCTAGATCACTTCCGGTATAGCCACCGCGCATCTGAGTGGCGAGCGTGTTTCGCTCAGTAGCCTCAGCAGAGTCTGCGTTGGCTCGCGCTGTAGCCTCAGCCTGAATGGCTGCAGTCAGCGTCGAGTTGTTGCCATTAACGGTAGCCGTTAAAGTCGTGATGTCCTGAGCCAATGCGCCGTCAGCGTTCTGTCTGGCAATCTGCTCATTAGTGATAGCGGTGCCACGAGCCGCGGCCTCATCAAGCAAGGCCTGCGCACGAGTCGCAGCCTCCGCATTGATTGCCGCAACACGAGCGGTGAACTCCTGCTTCATGCGGTAGTTCACGGAATTGACTAGCTCACTGGGGCCATCGATCAGCTGAATCCTGCTTGAAAGATCCTTGACCAGATCGAGGTTGAGGATCTCTTCCTCAAGGATCTTGATCAGCTCAGCAGGGTCAGTCGACGCCTGAGCGGATGCAGACTCTTGGCTGTACGGGCCATTGACGTCAGCTTTGGATACGAACCGAACCCAGTAGTAGTAGGTGAATTCTTTCGCCCTTGGGCTGTCCATGTAGCCCTGCGCCGCGCTGGTTCCAAGCAGAGTGGCTGCGCCAATGTCATCGCTCTCAGCACGCCACACTTCGGCGTACTGGTGATTCTTGTAGAACGGCTGATCCCAAGTAATGAAGATGATTCCGATCGAGCCAAACGCCTCAACATTCTCAGGAGCCGGCGGCGGAGTCAGGTCTTCAGAGGGAACGTATCCGTCAGGGTCTGCGTTCGGCGGGAATATCGGCAGGCTAAGCTTCGCAGCAGATGACGCGGAGTAAGCTCCAGTAGCGTCCTTCGCCATCCCAAGGTTGACGAGATCGCGATAGGTGACATTGGCGTCAAGCTTGTTGCCAGAGACGCCCTCTCTGACGTCGAGAAGCATCTTGACCGAATTGAGAATGTACTCAACGGAGCCAGTGCCAACGTCAGGAATTGACGGAACTTTCGTCTCTGCGCTCATGCGCCTTTCAACTCAGCGGTAGACTGGGCCACAGCGATCATCTGCACAGGATCTTGTCCCTCAACAGTCACGTACCAGTTGCGTGCCAAGTACCCAGCTGGGAGGCGGAACGGGTCTGCACTCGCTACCACCTTTGTCAGCTTGAGTACGCCATCGGCGTATATTTTAAGCGTACAGTTGTTCGTGTATGTAGAACAGAAAACCTGAGCCACGCCAAAGTTGGTCTCCTGAGCAGACTCAAAAATCTTCGACTTCCAGAGGTAATTGCGCTTGGTCGAGGACTTGTCCATCTTTACGATGTTGTTCGACTCGACAATGTGCAAAGAGTCCGACGTAGCCACAACATGGCCAGCTGTGGTCGTCTGCGTGCCGATCGTGAACGGCGCATCGTTGCCCACTAAGTTGAAGACGAGCAGCCCCTTGGAGTTGTCCGTCTTCGTGTAGAAGGCGTAGTACCGCCCCTCGTGAATGTAGGCATGGATGGACGAAGGGTTGTATTCCTGCCACTGCTTCTGCGACAGCATCTTTGCGGTGAGCAGGCTGACGCCGTTCAGGCCGATCTGGGCAAGGCCGTCCGGCGATGCATAGATGACTGAGTCGCCAGCATCCACGATAGACCGCTTTGAGACGCACGCCTGCTGAAAGGACGTCTTTACGAGCGTCATGGCAGACGGGTCGATGCCTGTAGCGATGTACGGGAAGGAGTCAGTCAGTACAGCGACCGACTGGCCGAACGTCCCAAGGCCGATGATCGTGGCGTCTACAGGCAGGAAGTTCTTGCTCGACCACGCATGCGGCATGAACGGCTCTGAGAAGCACAAATCCTTCCCAGAGAAGGCCGTGAAGATGCCATTGGCCATGACCTTCAAGCCCTTCAGGTTGGTCGGCGGCTGCTCCCAGTCGAGCGACGGCATGATCTCGCCCAGCTCAGTCTGCTTCTTGTAGTCCGTGTAGCTGGTGGTACCGACGGCAACCTCAGCAACGAACTGGTAATCTGTTGCGCTTGAGCCACTAGACGTGCGGTAGATGTACTTCTTGGTGATGTTGTAGCTTCCGGTCGGCGCACCCCCGGTCACGACTAGAACCCCCTCGTTGGGGTTGACGTCGATCAGGGTGGACGGAGCGGAAGGCGGCCCCTCCTCACCGTACTCAGAGACGTACGTGTAGACGTATACGCGGCTCTCAGCGGTGACCTTGGCCGGAAGTGCCCCCACCGCGCCAAACGCCGCCACGGCTCCACCCGGCGGCTCGTCGATGCCATTCTGGACGGCAGGGGCAGCGTTGCCTGAGATGCCGGAGCTTGAGGCCGTGTCCGTGTACGAGGATTGGGACACCGGCACTTCGACAACCAGCCGATAGGCGGAGTCCGTCACTGTGTAGGTGCCCGTCCCGCTGTAGGTGACGGTCTGGCGGTAGATGCGCTTCTTGGTGACATCGCTGGCTACCACCTCGTTGTGGGTGATATTGACAGATGTCACGCCGTCTATGACCTTGACCACGCCAGACGACTTGCTGAGGGTGCCCTCGACGTTGGCGGCGGTCACGAAAGCGGTCGCGTAGACGTTGGCCACCGTAGTTGCACCCGGAGTCACCGTAGTGTCAGTAAACGGGATGACCGCAACCGGCGGTGTGATCGGACGGGTCGGGCGGTTCTCGACGCCGGAAGCCAGAGGCGCACCCGCGGCCAGATCCGCATCCGTATGCAGGTCGATGTACTCTGCATCGCTCAGTGGGACGGTATCCACGAGGCGGAACGTGCCGCTCACCTTGCGGTAGATGCGCTTGCTGGTTATGTCCAAGTTACCATTGTTATCTGTCGGCAGACTAAACAGCTTCACTTTCGGCGGGTATCGGCGCTTGACGACATACGGGCCAGCCGGTGGCTGAGCAGGGAATGCCTGCGTGTTCTTGACCTTGAACACCTTGGAGTCAACGACCGCGGAGACTTCCCAAGTGTCGTTCCAGCCGGCCTCAGTCGAGCCGGTGACGCCGATGTAGTCCTTGACGGCAAGGTTGTGCGAGGCAGAGCAGGTCACTACGTAGGACGTGCCGCTCTCGTAGGTGAACCCGGTAACCAGAATGACGCCGGTATCGACGTTCGCAGAAAGCGCCTTGACCTTCACCTCAGCGCTGGGAGCGGACTCCTTGCTGCCGTCGGTGTTGATGTACGTCAGGACGTAGGTGCGCTCGACAGTGTCGGCCTCAGTCACCGGAACGCCAGTCACAAGCGGAACAACTATCGGCTTCGGGATGCCAAGGCGATACGAGTTGCGCGGGTAGGCAGATGAGCCAGAGGAAAACGCCACAGACTCAGGGGCGTAGCGAGGGTAGTCCTCGCCAGTCCAATACGTCCTGCCGTAGCTGTCCTGCGTGATGGGCGATCGTGCGATGTCCACGTCCGCCGTGAACTCGAACCAGTTCAGTGCCTCATTGACATTGTCTCTAGCGCGGAAGATTGTCTGCACCGTTCCAGAGACAGTCTTCAGCGCAGTGACAGTGGTGTTGCTCTCGACAGGCTCGATGTTGCCGGAGAAAAGGCGAACGTCTTTGGCTTCTTGTGCCTCAGAGGAATCAAGGAGCTTTGGGTCGAGGATCGGACGCATGCCGCGAAATCCTCGAATCACGAAACCTGCCATGTTTTCTTCCTAGATGAGAATAGGTGGGCCTCCTAAAAAGACGGGGGCATTTCTGCCCCCATACATTTTAGGCCTTGGGAGCCTCTTCGACGGAAGGAGCCTGCGACATCTGCGACTGGGCCTGCCCCTGCAGCTTCTGGATCAGGCCAGCCACCGCCTCGAAAGGCTGCTTGGCAAGGGCCGCGATCAACAGGTTCGCTTCCTCCATCGACACTTCAAACTTCAACGTATTCATAACTACCTCCATGGATTGAATCAACAGTCAACAAACTGCCTATAACAAGCAGAGATTTTACGACAAAGAGAAATACGTAAGGGCAATATCAACATCAGCAGTCTTAGTTGCACTTCCAGAAGTTACCGTAACTCGCCATGTTGCTATGGCCGTGTCATTGCATAGGGACGAAACAAAAAACACCGGCCTTTGAACAGTGCTTGAGCTGATCTCGATCGCCGTTGATCCAGATATTCTTGCCCAAGAGTAGCTGTATGAGCCAGTTCCGCCGGATATTGTCGGCACTCCTACTTGGCCGTCAACGTATCCGCAGTAGTCATATCCTGAGAATGACGAACTTACGTTGCTCGGATAGCTGACGCTAAAAGACGACTTACCACGCAGGTTATCCATCGTAATGATCGTGCCGCTGCCGCCAACTCCAGCGAGGGTGCGGACAGCGGCTTCGTTCATGCTGATGTTTGCTGTGGACGAACGCCCAAGCTCGACGTTAACGTCGGACAGGGAGATCGTGCCGGTAGGTGTAGGCATCTATCAGGCAGCGACAGGCGGAACCGGGTCGACAGGCGCAGGAGTGCCGGGAGCAGGTGCCCACGGCAGCGGCTTCTGCTCCATCGCTAGCTTCTGGGCTTCCTTGGCAACGATCATTGCAATGTGCGCCTTAATGTTGTCGATGACAGTGTCATTCTCTACCCACGACACCAACTGCTCCTCAGTGAGTGCAGTAAACGCAGTGAAGCTGCTGGGGTCAGCCGCGCCAAGCTTGACAGTGGTAGGCAGATCGAACTTCGCCGCGCCGTCAGTGCCGGTCACGGTAACCTCAACCTCCTTGATGACATCAACGAGATCGCCTTGTGCTGCCACTCGGGCAGAATTCACTTTATACGTATAAGCAATAGCCATAACAGTCTCCTAATGAAGTCGTGATTTTAACTCGGCCAGCTCGCGCTTGAGCTTCACAAGCTCTTTTGCCAGCTCTACGGCAGATGCCATTGCAGCGTTACCGTACGAAACGGACAGCGTTCCCATTTCATCTCCAGCTTTGGTGATTGCCTCGGGCAGTAACCTCTGTAAGGACTGCGCCGAGACGCCAACCTGCGTGATTTTCTCACCGTCAGTTCTGTCGTAAATACCAACCTTTACTTCTGCCAGACGATCGACAAAACTTTCAGGCATCGAACGCCAGTTCGTTTTCAGACGCTCATCCGAATAAGCCGTCACGTTACCGGACGCCTTAATCGAGTACGACATGCACGAACCGAAGCCGCCGTTGATTAACACCAACATGCCGTGGCTGTCTAGGTTTCCAGCAACACCGCCAGCGGACGGATAAGACCAAGCCATTCCGTAAAGATTGCCTGCGCTTGTGCCATCTGCCGGAAGTTTGTAGCTGTCGCCCATTGCGAACACGCCTTGATAGCGAGTCGAGGCGTAAACACCAACGATACCGTTGCCGTAGTTGTCGTCGATGTAGAAGTTGCCATTCGCGCGTGTGGCGCGGGCTGCTGTGCCTGTGGTATCGGAATATGCAACCCGGCAATCAGCATGGAAGCCGTCGCCAGAATAGCCAGCCAAGTACCAATGCGAGCCAGTCCAGTACGTCTGTACGCTGTAGTCACTGTCGCTGTCCCTGCGGTACAAGCGGGTGACGCCCCGGCTGTTTCGGGTGTCGCTGTTTAGGCTTGAGTTGTAGGTTATCGAGACCGCGTAGTCAGTGTAGTTGTTGTCGTCAATCTGCCTGCGCCACGCGCTGAAACCTCCCCCGCTACAGCCGCGTGAGAATAGCAAGCCGCCTTGGTTGTACTGTCCGGCGACCTGAATGCCGTATGCGTTCCCTCCAGTTGAGCCAAGACTGTTTGTTGTGTAGTGAAGCGCATTGAAGCCTTGGATGTGCGAAGTCCCGCTCGGATAGTTGCTGCCGTTCCAAATGTCGAAGAAGCCCGAGCCGCCGTGGAACGTCTCGTTTGCACCATATCCGCTGTGACCGAAAGAGCCGACCCAATAGTTGCTGTCGGAGGTGTAGTCGATTCGTCGGCTGTAGTTATTCTTCGCCGACAGACTCATGTGAACTTTGAAGTCTGTCAGCGTCGAGTAGCGCAGATAGTCGTCGTAAGACGAATATATCCGAGTCAATCTGTTTTCTACGCCGCTGTTACCGCTAGTTGTGTTGATCCATCCAGCTTGGATGTACCCGCTGCCATCCGTTCGGACGATTCTGTTTGCGTTATCGTTACGACCGGGGTGGACATCGAGACCGCCGACTGTAGCGGCGTTACCATTAATGCTGATTCCCCAAGTGCCGCTCGCGCCACTACCACCGAGAGACGGAGAGTATGAGGTGTAGTTACCAGCATGGAGAACGCGGTTGTTGCCGTCGTAATGTTCCGACTCGCCACGGATCGGCATCCGAGAGATGACCTCCGAGGCGACCGTGCTCGAATTGTACGAACGCGGCGAGAACGTCGCGCCGTTGGATGCGGTGTAGGTGCTGTAGTAAGGCGTCGCGCCTTTATACATTCCGCCGGGACCGTGGAAGCGATAGTAGGCATTGCCGCCGCGAAGCCAAACGATGATTCCGTTGACCGACAGCGCCATGCCGCCGACCATTGTCGTGTACTGCTCGGAGAACTGGTTGACGCGGATCGTCTTGTCGTTACCACCCCACGCGCCGTCGCCCGACCATTCCCAAGTGAGCGTCAAACCGCCGCGGTGCGACCCGGTGCCGATTGGGTCCCACGGTGCGGTGTCGGAATAGCTGCGCGAGATCGACCAGCTTCCGAAGTGGAACCACGCATAGACGTCGAAGCGAACTGGGTAGTAGGTGTTTGCGTCTCCGCCGACGTAGAACTCGATAAACGAATCGTTCTCAAAAATTCGTATGTCTCGACCATTAGCAGTGATTGAGCTGTTAAATGTGGTCGGCTGCGACATTGTAATCGTGCCGTTCTCAAGAGTGAGAAGCGGCTGCGAACCGTACCCGTATCGATCGAATACAAAGCGGCTTCCGCTAAAAGTATGAGTTCCGCCACTTGACGTTGAGATCGACGACCACGAGTTGACGTTTCCAACCGTGCCGCCGTAATAGATCGTCCCCGTAAGGTGCGTCGTTCCTTGAACGCCAAGGTTCGCGTCGGTGTTAGTCGAGCCGCCAGCGGTGATCTGACTTGCGCGAATCGCGCCGCTTACCGTCCCGCCGCTTAACGGAAGGGCGTGGCTGCTGTAGTTTCCAAGGTGCAGAACTTTGTGCGTGTTCGCCGTCGCGTAAAACTCGCCGTCAGATGCGACGTAGGCACGCAACGTACCTTCACCGCCGGCCACGCCGGGCGTGCCGGTCGTGTTCCAAAATTGCGTTTGACCCGATGCCGTATCCCAACGGATATAGACACCGTATGTCTGCCCGGTGCTTTGTCTGCCGTAATGCTGCCCACCGATGTTGACGTTTCCACCGATGCCCGTGTAGGCGTATGTTAAACCCGGCTCCGACGCCCACATCGTCAAATATCCAGCGCCGCCGCTGTTGACGTCTCCGCCGTGAACATAGCGAAGTTGGAACCGCGTATCGGTGTGGCCTGCCGTCAGCGTGGTTTGCCCGGTTAGGTTGCCGCCGCTCAACGGCAGCGCGTAGCCGCCGTAGTTCTGGTTAGTCAGTACCCTGTTCCACGTTCCCCATGAGCTATTTCCGCCCCATCCGCCTCTGAACGTTAGGTCGTTACCAACGTGGCTGACGTAAAACTGTGCGCGACCGCCAGTCCCTAGACCGGGGTCAAATGTGAGAATTGTTCCATAGTTGTACGAGTAGCTCGTCGGCTTGTTTGCACTGCCGTTGATTTCTGCGAAATACATCGAATTGTAGTTCGATGTATTGAAGTCCATCCCGTCCGCTCCACCGAGTGCGCGGAGAGTTCCGTTGAATCCTGTGTAATTTCCAGCGTGGAGGACTTGGTTGCCGCCTTGCTGCAAACCTTGCGGGAAGTTTGCAACGCCGTTCGTTCCGATGTCGATCGCGTTCGTGCCACCACTACCACCGACATCAATGCGAAGTCCAGCGCCGACAGACTTGATAGAACTCCAGTTGTAGTTCGTACCGTCTGGCGGCGTGAGATGCAACATCCGCGTTGCGGCGTTGTCCCAGATTTCAATCGTTGAACGCCATGAGCCAGCGTATGAGCCAAACGATGCCGGGCTTCCACCGGAGGGGCCGACACGCAATGCGCGAGTCGCCGACGCGCTGCCGGTTGTGCCGACGTAAATAGCGCCAGTCAGCGTGCCGCCGCTTAACGGAAGGGCGTAGCTGCTGTAGTTGCTGTCATCAAGCACCGTTTTCCACGACGTCCATCCTGCGTTGTCGTACTGCCCGAGGCGATACCGCATCGCGGAGCCGCCGTAAGACGCGCCGTATGGAAAGTAAAGCTCTGCGGCACCGCCGTCGTTCGGATATGTCTTGATGCGAACAATCGAGCCGTATTGCGGGTAGCCGTTTGTGCCCGAATCAACAAACCCCGCTTGAATGCCGTCGTTAAAGTCACGGCCGTTTGTCGAAGCGTTGAGGACGTAGCTTCCGAGCGCCGACAGACGTCCCGCGCCGCCGGTGATGTTGATGCCCCAAGTGCCGGATGCGCCGGTTCCGGTCTTTGATGGCGCGTAGTCGCCGTAGTTTCCGGCGTGGAGGATGTTGTAGTTCGCAGACAGCGACGGCGCAGCGCCAACGGTTGCGCCGCTGAAATAAAATATCTGCGGAGTGGCGGTAGAAAAGTCAATCGCAGAACCGCTCGTTGCGGTCGCGATCCATCCGTTGTTGTAGTAAGCGCCTTTTGAAATTATCGCGTTATCAGACGTAATGAAAAGACCGCCGCCTGTGGTTCCGAAAAGCGCGGTAGTTTGATACCCAGAGGGAGATGGCTTGTTAAAGGTGTAGTACGCCGTACCGCTGACGCTTAAACCGCCAGCAGCGCTTAAAGCTCCAAAAACCTCAAAATTCCTTGTCTCACCATACGCTCTAAATACGACTCTGCCGTTTGGGTAGTCGTATACAACAAAGTTTCTGTATGTTCCTGCAGATCCGCCCCAATTCAAACCGATAAGTGCGGAAGCTCCATCAAACGCGGTTGCAGTTTTGAAATGGAACCGTGATCCAACAGAACTGTCCCCAGAGGCATTTCTGGACATCAGTGTAGTTGGCGTTCCGTTATCGGAATCAATCGTATACCCGGTGATGCCAGCCGCAGTGCCAGTGATGTTGGACGAGCTTGTGATGTATCCGCTCGGGTTGCTGCTGTTGTACGGCGTGTAGCCCAGAGCGGATGTGACCTGTGCGCCAGTGATGCCGGTCAGGTAGCCGCTGTCGTTCGTGAACGCGCTGACATTGGTCGGCTGCGTGTAGCTGAAGATGCCGGTTGCAGTGCTGTAGCTCAGTGAGCCTGACGCGCCAACAGCAGCTCGCGCACGGGCGTTCGTGAAGTACAGGTTAGTGCTGCCTTCAGGAACTGCATCTGTGCTGCCGGGGGACGAGGTGATCTCAACGTAGGCCGATCCAGACCAGCGATAGGTCTTGACCGTATCGATAGCAATGTAGATCTTGCCGGTCTCACCAGTGGCCGGAAAGGCCGCAAGGTTGGCGTATTCCAGCACGTCGTCCACGTAGGACGGAAGCTGGTTTGACGGAACCTTTCCAGAGCCGTCGAGTGAGGCATACCCATTCGCAACAGCCTTGTTGGCGACGTCCTCAGGCGTGAAGCCCAATGCCGTCGCGATATCTGAGCTGGTGGCCGAAGCGCCCGTCGTCACGCGGCCCTTAGTGTCAACAGTCACCTTGGTGAATGTTCCGGCTGTTACGCCGCTGTTGGCGAGCGTCAGGGTCGTCGAGGAGCCGGTGTTGCCAGTTCCAGTGACATCCCCAGTGAAGGTCAGCGAGCCTGACGGGACATCTCCCCAAGACGGATTGATTCCGTCAGTGGTGAGGTACTTGCCGTTGTTGCTTGTCTGCGACGGCAGGAAACTGTTTTTGACGGCAGAGGACGGCGTGCGGACTTCAGATACGTGTAGGTATTGTGCGTGGTCGTCATCGCCAAGGCCGGACAGGTTGCCGTGATCCTGAACCAAAGCAGCCGCAACGCCGGCAGACTGCAGGCTACGAAGGTCGTAAACCGAAATCGTGCTGGCCTTGATGCTGTTCGTGAAGCCAGTCTTGTACTGGTATATGACTTTGTAGAGCGGACGGAACTCGACAGAGGGGAACCCATTGAGGTTCAAGCCCTCGAAGGTCATCGCCTCTGCACCGGAAAGCTGGTTCGTCGGAGCCTGACTGATGATCGCAATGACGGGGTAAGTCAGGTTGTTCGTGGCAAGAATCCACGAAACGAAGTATTCGTTGTTCGAAACAGGAGCGGTAGACCAAGTGCCGCCGCTATACAGGTTGTACTGCGGGACTCCTGAGACAACCTTAAAAGGGAAGTTGGTCGGCGAGTCTAAGACCCAAGAAGAGCCACTAAGATAGAGAACAGGAATGAGAGCAGGGCCAGACAGATCCTGCTGCCACGTACCTGCAACAGGCGTATTAGTCGAGACGATATCGACCTGCATGTCTTCGTCGAAGAACGTGCCGCCGCCGATGTCGATTTGCGCATCCGCATCAGTCGCGCCAGCGCCAGTCGTCGTGTACCCGCTCGCGCCAAACCCGTTGGCAATTGCAGCACCGCGAGTACGGTGAAGGTACTCATGAGTCTGCCAATCAAGCGTGATGCCGTGCCGCTCGTCGCCGAAGTAAACCGCCTGCTGAGTGGTCGCATTCCAGTAGATATACGCTGTAGGCGCATGCTCTTCCCAAGTGAAGTAGGTCATCTGCGTCGAGAGAACGCCAGACGCATTGAAGTAAATGAAATGCAGGCCGGTGGTGTTCGGGATGACAACGGTTTGAGCGGACGTATAGGTATGCTTTACGCCCTTGCACCAAACGACAAACGACGCGCTGACAGGGGAGATCGTGAACGTACGAGTCCCCGCGCTGAAGCCGATCGACGACTCGCTCTTATCGGCATGACCGATAGGTTCCCCGCTGGGATCTGTTGCGGGTGCCCATGCAGTACCGTTCCAGACCAGCTTCTCGCCGACATTAGCTGCGGCGGACGAGAAGCTCTGGCCCTGAACCTTGGTAACGATGGGCGCAGTTGGGGTGCCAGAAAGATCTCCACCGATCTCAACCTTGTCCGCATTGAGATTGGTGAAGTTGGCGTCCAGCTCATTGTTGGTGAGTGGACTTCCCTTTCCTGCGCGAGTCGTAAGATTCGACATGCCTTGCCCCTATTAGGAGATCGTTACAGTCCAAGTCACCGTCATGCTGTCGGCTGCGCCTTTGTTCACAACCGCAAATGTAGTGCGGCAAAGCATAGTCCCAGCAGTACCAGCATTGAACACGCCGGCCTCAGTGATGGGGCCAGTGCCAGTGCCGGCTCCGAAGGTCGCAACGTAGGTCACAACAGAGCCGCTCGCAGTGCCGCTGGCAATCGTAACCCGACCAAGCTCGTTACCAAGCGTCGTGTTGCCAACAACCGGGCTGGTCGAGCCTTCGCCAATCGCCATGTGGCTCATGATCGAAGAGGAGGTGCCAACCATGCGCGAAGCGATGAAGTCCTTGCCGACAGTGACGACGAGGTTGTTGAGATCCAACTCTTCCTTCAAACCGCCGTTCTCGTCGAACAGCCGGATCTGAAGCTTGCCGGTGGCCTTGATGTCTTCTACAAGTTTCATTTACTGAACCTCAGTTTTAGAAAGTGCGTGAAACGCCGACATAGTCTTCGGCGAAATAGGAGATGTCCGCATAGTCGGTCATCCGCAAAGCGCCGGAGTCTGATGTTGATTTAGAGTCGCTAAGACCCTTAAAGAACGATAGGTTCTGGGAGTCGATAACGTACTCAGTTTCCGAAAAGCTTCTGTTGAAGTTTACGGTATAAGAGAAGGCATCTGAGACGTTGAACGAGTCAGCAAGCGATTTTCCTATGGACTGCTGCAGCTCGTCTTCTATGCTGAACCTATCATCGGCAAGCGCAACGTCTGAAAGAAGTTTGCTAAAGTCGTTAAACAGGAAATCAGATGTGCTGAAAGAGTCAGCCTTGTAAGCCAAAAAGCTAAGAGAAGCTGAGTCTTCCGAAGAGAAAGAGTCCTGAAGTGGCTTAGATAGGCTGTACTGCCGTATGTCATTAGCCGAAACAGAGTCAACCTTCGCAAGCGCCATGCTTCTCTGCAGGGCGTCAACAATCGCTTGAATATCAGAAAGCCCCTTCCCTACAGTCAGAGACTGTATCTGATCGGATACAGACTGAGAGTCGGACGCTCTCTTTCCGAAAGCAAGTCGAGATACAGCGCTTGCAGAGAATGTGTCCGCAACCCGCTTGTGAGTGGCAAAGACGTGCGCATCAAGTAGCGCGACAGTGTCGGCGGATATCTTGGCGAAGGTAATCGCAAGACTGTCTGCCGTAACCTGAATGTCGTTGACCCAGCGGTCAGGCGGGGTCGGGTCTGCATAGACATTCGCGGCCTGAAGGTTGGTGTACTTCAGTTCTCCAAGGAGATTGACGTAGCTAAGCTGTCCCTTCAGCTCTACGTATTCAGGGTCTAGCCCAAGAGCTACCCAGCCTGTCTGTGCGCGGACGTTCCTATACGAAACATCCGCCGCAGCTTCGGCTATCTGGATGCTTGGGCTTGGACTCGCAACCTCGAAGATTGCGCGAATCATTAGAAGTCAGCTCTGACCTTCAATTTCAGAAGGTCGTACACGGTCTGGATAGTTCCATTGGTGTAGGTGACCTCGACTTCTGCTTCGTACGTGCCTGCGGTATCAAGCGCGGAGGACGACCACTGGAATGCAACTCGACCATTAACGGCATCCGTTACAGAGCCGACGATCGTCGATTTGATTACAGCAGATCCAACGGCACGAATTTTCAAGCGCACGGTTGCGCCTGTCAGATTGATAGGTGCCCACGTAGCAGGGTTGGTCGAGTCCAGCGTCTGGCCGACTGCGGCCTCGTTGCTGTCCTTCAGGTTCATGTACAGGATCGGGAGGGTGTCTCCCTCAACCAGCGGGATAGTAGTGCTGTAGGCCATTAGAGTCTCCGCATCTGGACGGACAAGTCAGACCGCACATGCCCTCGAACGGCTCGCTGACGGGCGGTATTCACGCCGCGACCGAATTGATCCATAGCCGCAACAGCAAGCTGCGGGTTCGTATACGTCTTGCCCGGTGACATGAACAGCCGCGCCTTTGCCCCGTGGGCAATTACCTCAGCGTAGTCCTCGAACAACACATCATCAACAGTTGTGGTTGTTCTGGTCGGCTTGTAGGCAACGCGCATCGTCAGGGCGTTCGCGGCATTATCCTTCGGGATCGGGAACAGTGAGAAGGTTCGCTCGTCCTTCTGCAGGATGTACTTAGGCTCAGATCCATCCGTGCTGGCACCCTCGAAGGTGCGGTTGTACAGCTCAGACTTGTCGATCTCATCCGGAGCGACGGGCTGAAGCTCCTTGGTCTTGTACCAAGCCTTCATGATCTTGACCACAAGGTTGCCGGTGGGCGGCTCGAAGTCGTAGTCCACAACACCCGCAACAACTGTGAGCGGATCGTGGTCACGCTGCAGGATCAGGGACTTCTCGCAGAACTCGATGAGCGACGATCGCAGAGCGAGATCCACTGAGATCTCCGGGCAGCCGGGGACGTCAGGCAGGACGTACGGGTAGAAGCTGGTGAGAGTTGCCATGACTTAACCTCCAGCCTCCACTGTAGCGACCCGCGGGACTGCGCCGCCGACGTTGTTCAAGTTGGGTGAGTTCGTGAGCCGCTTCTTGTTGCCAATGCCGACTAGGTTGGCAAATGCCTGATAGTGCATAACCGCACGCTGGGCATTGCCGGCGAACTCAGCATCCTTGCTCAGGCAGCGGTAGACGATATAGTCCACCAGCGCACTGATGAAGATGTCTTCCTTCTCAAGGACTGAGGAGGAAACGAGGTCGGCAGAGATAAGCTCCGCAGGAGCCTTAGAGTAGACGATGGTCATCTTGTGACCAGAGGCGGCAGGCGGGTAGACGTAGAACGTCTTCGGCTCGCGCTCGTCGTACATGAAGTTCTTGATTGAGGTTGATGCCGGCTCCGTGTGCCAGTCAGGCGAATGCGCATCCAGAATCTCGCGCTCGACGATCCTGACTGCGCGGCCAATCACGTTGGCAGAAGTCACGTTGCGGATGGCATCGATCAGCCGTGTTCCGTCTGACGGAATTGTCTGGCGCGTGCCGGCAACAAGGGCGTGGTTCGTCGTCTCCGCGTAGAGATCTGGACGTGCGGCAGCGAGGTCGCGCCGGCCATCGTTCAGATAGTTCAGAAGTTCGGTGTCAGTCCAGCGGACTTTACCTACGTCCTGAATCAGATCGCGTACACGATCGAAAAGACTATTGGGCGTTAGTGCCATTAGATTCTCCAGACTTCTTTGACTTTCTCTTCCTTACAGGAACTGTCACCGTCTCAGTATGCTCTTGCGAAACAGTCGCAACAGGCTGTTCCTCAAACAACTCGAACTCTGGATCGTTCGCGAGAACCTTCGAGTACGAGTATACAAACCCTGTCCGCTTGTTTCGTAAAAGCATGCCTTCCTCCTCAAGAAGAGAGGGTGGCCGGGAATCCCCAACCACCCTCCCTGTTACCTACTAGGGATTAGCCCTTGTAGAAGAAGCCCTCGACGAGAGCCTCCGGCTTCACGACCTTGTAGCCGTACACGTTCAGGCCACGGACGATGTTGCCGAACGTAGTCGTGCTACGGAGCGACTCCATCTTCGTGATCTGAGACGCGAACGTGATCGCATCACGAGTACCAGCGAAGCAGCTGAACGCCTTAACGCTGGCGTCCGCACCCTCACCAGCGATGCCAGTCTGCGACGGGAGCAGGTTGCTGACATACAGGGTGAAACGATCGATCATGCCAAGGCGGCCATTACGCAGCGGCGACATGG